TTATTAGTGGGATATTACTCATATTTATTCTTGAGCAATTTGTTCAAATTGGATTAATGATGAGGGAAACACGTGGTGGAGCTAGAGTAGGTGGTAGTTATAATTATGTAAGTGATTTTAACTATCAAATGCCTCCTCAACAATATTTCCATCCAGCAATGTATGGTCAAATGTATCCTTCTCCGCAGATGTATAACCCACCATCCTTTACAAAAGAATAAATTAAAATTACATAAATGTATCAATAAATTAATATATGACTATAAATAAAATGAAAATATATAAAACACAAAATAATTATTATTACAAAGTTTTAAATAATGGAAAAAAACTAAGAATATCTAAGACAGAATTCAATAAATTACAACAAGAAGGTGCCGGTATATTTGATTATTTATTTGGTACTTCTGAACAAAATTCTTCAAAAACACAACAAGATAATGAATTAACAAAAATGAAAAAAGATATTGATATTGAAATAGATAGACTTCATAATCAAATTAAAACTAAAAGTGAAGAATTACAAAAATTAAAAGAGAGAAGATATGCTAGAGCTAGATCCGGTTTTTATAGGAGAGAAATTAATCCACAAAATCCAAGTACTAAACCACTAAGAGATAAATTAGATAAAAAAATTAGTAATATTATTAAAGAAATAAAATTTTTAAATGAAAAGAAGACTGATTTAATGTATGCTACATTAGAAATTGAGAGAGAAGATGAAAAAATAGCAATTGAACAAGTATTAAGTAAATATGCTGGAACACGTGCTCTAGGACAAAATCTAAGTAATATTATTACTCCTCTAATAAAACCTAATTTAAAGTTATATGATAATAGAAAGAGACCTAGAAATAATATAAATAATAATACTCGTCCTTCTCCTTCTCAACGTAGTAGAATAAATACTGGACAACAAAGACAATAAGATTTTTAATATTAAATACATAAATCTGCCATAAAATTTAATATAATTATTTTTAATTAAATTATTTATTATAAGTAAATAATGTTTAAACTTGATGATTTAGATAATAATAAATTACTTGCTGGTATTTCTATTGTAATGCTTAATATTGGTAGTAGATATATAGTACTAGATTTAAGTGAAAATACTAAACAATTACTACAATTAAGTATAATTAGAAGACTTACATTATTCTGTATATTCTATTTAGGTACAAGAAGTTTCAAACTTTCTATATTTTTGACAGCTGGTTTTATAGTAATTAGTGGTGGATTATTCAATGAAGATTCAATGTTCTGTATATTACCTAAAAAAGTTAATGATAATACAAAAAAGAAAGCACCGGTTTCTATGGAAGAATATAAAAAGGCATTAGAAACTGTTAATAATTATAATAATATGTAAAAAAAATATTTAATTATTATAAATAGATGATTCCTCAATTGAATTTCGTGGCCGTTGTTTTATTAGTTTTTGTAACCTCTCTATTATTTATTGAAATGTATAATGTAAAAAAATATCTAAGCACTAATGAAAATCAATTATCTAATTTAGTACATGATATTAACTATAATAATGCGGTAGTTCAACAACATTTAGATGCCAATTCTATTACTATTGGTACTTCTATATAATTAAAAATTAATGATTATATGATATTTTTAGAATCTATTAAAGAATTATTTGTAAAATTATTTAAACAAAAAGAAATATTTTTTATTAAATGGAATTTGTTTTAGAAAATGTGAGCAAATTAGATTTTAGTCAGCCATTATCTTTAAGAACTATTAGATTAAGAACTAGAGTTGATGGAAAAATGATTAGTAAAAGATTAATGTTAGCAGCTTTACATAAATCTGACAAATATAGAAATGTAAAACCATTAGAAGTTGGTAATGGTAAACATAGATTGAATGTTTGGACTAGAGTTTAAAATATATAATATATATTTTTTATAAAAAAAAATTTTTTTTCAATTTTAACATCAATATATGAATGTTAAAATGATACTTAATTACTGTAAGCAAGATTATGAAATTCTTGCTTAGTTACTGTAAGCAAGATTATGAAATTCTTGCTTAGTTACTGTAAGCAAGACCACCCATACCCGACATAACACGAAGTACGTTGTAATTGACGGCATAGATAGTTAAAGCGTTGCCAGAACCACTTGTAATTAATTTAGCGTTGTCAATTCTGGAGAAATTGCAAGTACCAGATGGTTGGTGCTCTTCGGGTTTGAGGGCAAATGAATAGACATTAATTTTTCTGGTGAGTTGAGAAGTACGGGCTTCAGTTGATGCCGTTCCAGCACCTACTATATAAATAGATAATGTATCGTTTGCAGCGGAGTCAGCCCCTGCGAAGAATGTACCAGTTCCTTTTGTGCTTACTGGAACAGTTGTTACTATCGCTAAAGTATTCGCATTTCCATCTGTTGTTAAGAGGGCATAATCAGCTGCTGCAGGGGAGGCATTACCCGCTACAGTAACTACAGCAGTATAAACTTGTGTATTTGCGGCAGTATCTGCATCTCCTGCAACTAATACTAATTCTGTTCCAACAGTTAATGCTGCTGCTGAAGTGGCCATAGCACCCGCACCTCTTAATACAATAGTATTTGCTGAAAAATCGTAAGTAAAAACTCCGTCCGAATTACCTCCGTCTGTGGCATGTCGAGTATATACACCATCAGCAGTACCATTTGTTAAAGCTGTTAATGAAGCATCTCTATCTAATAATGCAGATTGAGCAGCAGCAGGCAAGTTTTGCGATGGAACAGCTGTGTGGTGGTCTACTGGTTGTCGAAGTTGGAAGTATTCTTCTTCTTGAGCAGCAAAGCGGTCATGACCATTTAGTTGAAGTTTAGCAGTAAGATATGAATTTGCAGCAACAGAAGTCCATATAAGTTCTTTAACTGGATGATTGAAGTTGAGTTTGTGACTATTTCCAGAAGCTGATTCTTCTCTTTGAAGTTGCTCAATAAGATATTCGTGAGATACTTGAGCAAAACGTCTACGTTCATCAGTATCAAGGTAAATATAGTCAGCCCATAGCTTACAAGCTGCCGCAGCACCAGATGCGGAACCTAAAGTAAGTTTGATTTTAACTTCATGATATTGAAGAGCAATTAGTGGAAGAGCAAGACCTGGATTACGATTGAACCAGAATTGAAGAGGAACTTGTACCATTCCAACACCAGTTGTATTAGATGAACCTATACATCCAGTCATTGCTTTAACTCCTAGTGCTTTGGAGTCAGGGGTGGAAAGTTCAGACCATACCTGCATCCATTCTTTGTAGTGTCTGTCAATTCTTTGACCGCCAATTTCAACATCAACCTGTTTTACTAAATCAGCACCATCTGTAATACCAGAATCTGATGAAGTAACATACATTTTTCCTACAAGGTCTCCATTACGAGAAACAGTTGCTGTACAATTTACATCACTACCACCATTAGTAGAAGTAGAAGTACCAGATAGGGTTTGCTCTACGCATTCCATAGCGAAGTTGGTGTGTCTGCGGTAGACAACTTTGAAGAAAGTAATTTGAGGATTACCAGTAAGGTAAATATCTTGAGCACCATAGGCAACGAGTTGCATTAATCCTCCTCCCATTGTTTTATACTATATAATAAGAAAATTATTTATAATAAATTAAACTCGTTTATTATATTTCTATAATAATTAATAATTATCAGTCATTGTATTCCAGATAATTATTTTTAAAAATTAATTTTATATTTTTTATAGTAATTGTAAAATCACTATAATTTAATTTGAGTAAAGCGAGATTACGAAATTCTTGCTTAATTGCTGTAAGCAAGACCACCCATACCCGACATAACACGGAGTACGTTGTAGTTGACGGCGTAGACATTATAAGCAGCTACTCCAGTTCCTCCTACTACTAATTGAGCATTATCAATTCTAGAGAAATTGCATGTTCCTGATGGTTGATGTTCTTCTGGTTTAAGAGCAAATGAGTATACAGCAATAGAGTCTTCAGCACCTCCGGCAGCGTCTGGTGTAATACCTCCAAAACCACTGTGATGTTGCCATACTTGTGTACGAGTAAAGTATTCTGCATCACGAGGAGCCATGCGGTCATGACCATTTAATTTAAGATGATATTTTGAGAGAGTTCCTTGAACTGTGGTAGGGGTTGATGGACCAGCACTTACTCCTGTTGTTGTATTTGGGGCACCTGTCCATACAATTTCTTTAACAGGATGATTAAAGTTAAGGTCCATAGATGTTGGTGTTCCTGAAAATGATTGATATTGAAGTTGCTCAATAAGATATTCGTGAGATACTTGTGCAAAACGTCTGCGTTCATCAGTATCAAGATAGATATAATCTGCCCATAATTTCATACCACTCGATTTTAAGTCCATGGCCGTACCAACACCAGCCGATCCTGCATTTTCTAAAGTAACTTTAACTTTAACTTCATGATATTGAAGAGCAATAAGTGGTAGAGCAAGACCTGGATTACGATTGAACCAGAATTGTAAAGGAACCCACATGGGGTCAGTTATTGCTGTTGTCGCACCGAATACACCACCAGAGCAAGACATATTTTGAAAAGTTGTTCCTTCGGTTAGAGCTGCTGCTTGTAATCCTGTTACGTGTCCAGGGTTAGGTTCAGTAAGTTCAGCCCAAGTTTCAAGCCAGTGACCATAATGTTTGTCAATTTGTTGACCTCCAATCTCACATGTTACTTCTTTAACTAAAGCTGAACCTAAATTTGCACAAGCAACATCTCCCTTTGTCCAAGCGGATGGTGTAAATTCTAAATACATTCTTCCTACAAGGTCACCATTTCTGGAAACAGTAGCAGTTACAGAACTTCCTAAACCGACAGAACCGTTGAGGGTTTGTTCAACGGACTCCATAGCGAAGTTGGTGTGTCTGCGGTAGACTACTTTAAAGAAAGTAATTTGTGGGTTACCGGTAAGGTAAATGTCTTGAGCGCCATAGGCAACGAGTTGCATCAATCCTCCTCCCATATTTTTTTATAATATATATAAAGAAAATAATTTTCGCTAAATTAAACTTAAAATTAATTTTTACGCAAAATTTCTATAAAATTCTAATAAATTAAACTTAAAATTAATTTTTACGCAAAATTTCTATATAAAGACTTATTAATTATCAATTCTTATATATGATTAATGATAAATTAAAAGGTAAGTCTAGCAAAAAGACAAAAAGAAGATATAATTATCAAAAAACTAATAATACTCTAGATACTTGCCATGAAAAACAATTAGACGCATTTAATAAAAAATATAATAGTATCACTTCTCTAGAGAAAGAACTAAAGAAAGTTAGAAAAAATATAAAGAATGAAACAGATGAAAATGTTTTATTCGATTTAGAACAAAAAGAAAAAGAAATATTATCTAACATTTCTAAAATAAATTCTAAAGAAGATGAAATAGATTATCTGGTAAATACATCAGAAGTCTTATTTAACTATTATGATTCTGTAGAAAATAATGATGCCGATAATAATGTTAAGAATATTAATATTATTGACTTCTTTAATAATAATATTCAAAATATTAAATCGAATCAAGACCAAAATAGGTCTGATTTATTAGAAACTTATCTATCTTATACAGATAAAGATTATATTAATAATAATTTAACTTGTGAAGTTGATATTTGCCAGCATTGTCAATCTAAGAATATTAACGAATATAGTCATGATGGAATACTATTCTGTAATGATTGTAATACTATAGAATATATTATAACGGATAATGAAAAACCTGGTTATAAAGAACCTCCTAAAGAAATATCTTATTTTTCTTATAATCGTATTAATCATTTTAATGAGTGGATAGCACAATCTCAAGGTAAAGAAACTACTGATATTCCAGAAGAAGTTTTTGATAAAATCTTTATGGAATTGAAGAAGAACAAAGTTACTAATATGGCAACTCTTAATTATGAAAAAATACGAGCTATACTAAAGAAAAATAAGATAAATAAATATTATGAACATATTCCATATATTCTTAATAGAATTACTGGTAAAAGTACTCCACAACTAACACCAGAATTAGAAGAAAAATTAAGACAAATGTTTAAAGAGATACAAGGACCATTTATTAAGCATTCGCCTAAAAATAGAAAGAATTTCCTTAGTTATTCTTATGTTTTACATAAGTTTCTAGAAATTTTAGGAGAAGATGAATATATTAAATATTTTCCTCTATTAAAATCTAGAGAAAAACTGTATCAACAAGAACTAATATGGGAAAAAATATGTGAAGAATTAGGATGGCAATTCATAAAATCTATATAATTATATATAAATTTTATATAAAAATAATAATTATAATTGTTTATAATATAATTTTTTCTAAATTAATTAATTTAAATTAATTTACTTGGCGGGGAAACCTACTAAGTTGGCACCAACACCGAGACCGGCACCAGTTCTAGCACTAGTTCCTACAGAAGGAGCAAATAGGTCAAGTAGGGAGAATGTGGCAGCAGCTACAAGACCGAGGCATACAACATCCATCATATCGGATTTGCGGCCGGGCATTACCCAAGCAGCAACAGCAACAACTAAACCTTCAACAAAATATTTAAGCATACGCTTAACAACTTCTCTTACATCTAGTCCGTTCATTTTTATACTATATATAGATAAAAAAATTTAATAAAATAAATTTAATAAAAATTTAATAAAAATAATTTAATAAAAATTTAATAAAAATAATTTAATAAAAATATTTTAATAAAAATATTTAATTAAAAATATTAAGTAAAAA